AAATTCAAGGAACGGTCATTTACCACCGTTGCGGTTTTAATAACGCTTGCGCTAAGCTCGGCGCTGATATGGGGCCTTATTGAATTTCTCCTAGCGATGAAGGAGCGAGCATGAATTTTGGCAAGCTGAAGAACCTTATTGGCGCGGTTGCCCCGACTATTGGCGCGGCTTTGGGCGGCCCTGTAGGCGGTGCCGCGGCCCAGGCCATTGCTCAAGTCCTGGGGGTTGAGCCTGAGCCCAAGCAAATCGAGCAGGCATTGAAGCAGGCTACGCCAGAGCAGCTCGCGGAGATTAAGAAAGCAGAGCTTGCTTTCGAGACCCGCATGAAGGAGCTTGAGGTAGACGTCTTCGCCCTGGAGACCGCGGACATCCAGCATGCCCGGCAAACCCACAAGGGCGACTGGACCCCGAAGGCCATCGCTATGGCCTGCATCCTGTTCTTTGGCGGCTACATCTTCAGCGTGACTTTCTTGCCCCCAGAGGCCAACAGTGAGGCGGTGATTAACCTTGTTCTCGGATATTTGGGCGGCGTTGTCTCGGCTATTGTCAGCTTTTACTTCGGCGCCAGCCAAAAACAGGACTGATATGAAGATTAGCGATGAAGGACTTGCGCTCATCAAACACTTCGAGGGATGCCGTCTTCAGGCGTATTTATGCCCTGCTGGCGTATGGACTATCGGTTATGGTCATACTCGTGGCGTTGGAGATAGTGACGTAATTGATCAAGAGGCGGCTGAGGCCTTCCTGATTGAAGACCTTGAAGAGTTTGAGGGCTACGTTAACAGCATGACGGAAGTGGCCCTGAAGCAGCATGAGTTTGATGCTTTGGTCGCCTGGGTGTTTAACCTGGGCCCGGGTAACTTCAAGGAATCTACTCTTCTGAACCGGGTCAATTACGGCCCCCTTTCGGACGTACCCTTCCAAATCCAGCGTTGGAACAAGGCTGGCGGCAAGGTGCTCGAAGGTCTTGTAAAGCGCCGGGCAGCGGAAGCTGCGCTTTGGGAAGGCAAGGATTGGCGAGAGCACGTTTAATCTGCGATCAATCGTAGCCTCTCGCATAAAATCCGTGTTAGTCTGCGCTCACCTTTTCACGTTTGATGGTGGGGTATGAATGACATTTACTTCGCTGAAGCGGTCTTCAGGATTATCCGCGAACGGCGCCAAGCAGTGACTGATCTTTTGATCTACAAACATGTCAAAGACATGGAGCACTACCGCGAGTTGACCGGCAACCTTGATGCCCTCGACTACGTGGAACAGGAACTCAAGAGCCTGCTAGAAAAACAGGAGCACAGCGATGACTGACGCAGCAGAGGCCCTTCCGCCCGAGGAAGATGCCGCAAACCTCGAAGAAGCCTACCAAGAACCCCAAAAGCGGGTTCTGAACCCCGAAGCAATTGGCGCTTCCCTTCTTGAACGCATGCCGTCCCCTACGGGCTGGCGTCTTCTAATTCTGCCTTATCAGGGCAAAGGCAAGACTGACGGAGGCCTTTACCTTCCTGACGACGTTGTCGAGAAGAACAAGGTGTCTACCCAGGTCGGCTACGTCCTGAAAGTGGGCCCCCTGGCCTATCAGGACAAGGAAAAGTTTCCGAGCGGTCCGTGGTGCCAGGAAAAAGACTGGGTCATGTTTGCCCGCTATGCCGGCAGTCGTTTTGCCATTGACGGGGGTGAGGTCCGCATCTTGAACGATGACGAGATTCTGGCCCGGATCATGGACCCTGAAGACGTTCTGCATTACTAGGAGGCGACATGTCTGAAGCAGATAATCAAGTCGAATTAGAGCTTGGCGATAGCCAAGAAACGGAAGTTAATTTTCCCGATCAGGAAGAAAGCCGGAGCCCGGCCCCGGAAACGGACACGGCAGGTTCTGATTCCGATCAGGAGGATAACTTTTCCAAGGCCGAAACGGCCACGCAAAAGCGGATCAACAATCTGACCAAGCGCATGCGCGAGGCAGAGCGCCAGCGGGAGGAAGCGCTCCGCTACGCACAAAACGTGCAGAGCGAAGCTCAGCAAATCCGCCAGCGCATGGAAACTTTGGACACCAACTACGTGTCCGAGTACACCAACCGGGTTCAGTCTCAGACCGAGTATGCTGAGAAAGAGCTTGCCCGGGCCATTGAGATGGGTGACAGCCAAGCGGTCATTGAGGCCCAGCGGAAGATTACGGCCTTAGCCATTGAGTCTGACCGCGCACGGCAAGCGCAGATGCAGCAAGAGCGCTATCGCCAGCAGCTTGCCGCGCAGCAGGCGCAGCAAGTTCAGCAGCCCATGCCTCAGCAGCAGCCCCAGCCCCGTCGGCCTGACCCCAAAGCCGAAACCTGGGCCCAGCGCAACACTTGGTTTGGTCAAGATGAGGCCATGACCTATGCCGCTTTCGGCATTCACAAGAAATTAGTTGAAGATGAAGGGTTTGACCCTCAATCAGACGATTACTATACTGAATTAGATCAGCGTATTGCCGCGGAGTTTCCGCATAAGCTAGGCGCTGCAACTAAAACTGACGGTAATCGACGGCCCGCTCAGACTGTCGCATCCGCTACTCGCGGTAATTCTGGGCGCAGAAGTGGTAAATCGGTTCGACTCTCCCCGAGCCAAGTCGCTATAGCGAAGAAATTGGGAGTGCCACTGGAAGAGTACGCTAAGTACGTGAAGGAGTGAGCGAAATGGACGAGTTAACGAACGATATGGAGTTCAGCGGGTCCGTTAAGCGCACTTCTCGCGCTAAACAAACTCGGGAGACTACGGCACGGCGTAAGCCTTGGGCTCCCCCGTCAATGCTGGATGCCCCGCCTGCCCCTGACGGTTTCAAGCATCGTTGGATTCGCGCGGAGACGCGCGGTTTTGATGATCGCAAGAACGTCAGTGCCAAGATGCGCGAAGGCTGGGAATTGGTCCGTCAGGACGAGTACCCGGACTTTGAGGCACCTGTGGTTGAATCAGGTAAATACGAAGGTGTGTTCGGGGTCGGCGGGTTGCTTCTCGCGCGGATTCCTGAAGAAACCGTCGCGGAACGCACCGCTTATTTTAATCAGCGCTCTGCTGATCAAATGGCGGCTGTGGACCACGACATGATGCGCGAGAACGCACACTCAACCATGACGATTAGCAAACCTGATCGTCAATCCCGTGTAACTTTCGGTGGTTCTCGGAAATAGGACCACATAGGAGACTTTAGTCATGGCAAATGCTAATACTGCCTACGGTCTTCGTCCTATCGGCCTCGCTGGCAGCGGCGTAAACTCGACTGGGGTGACTCAGTACGAAATCGCTTCTGACAACACCAATGCTATTTATCAGTACGGCATCGTGGTTCCGACCGCGGATGGCGTTATTGATTTTGCTGGCGCTACCAATGGTGGCACCACGCAGGCTCTTGGTGTGCTGATGGGCGTTGAATACCAAGACTCGGTTCAGAAGAAGCCTGTCTTCCTGAACTACTGGCCGGGGTCCGGCTCCGTGAGCGTTGACACGAACTATCCTGTCAAAGCTTTCGTTGCTGATAACCCCAATCAGCTCTTCAAAGTCGCTAGCGACGCCACTCTGACCGACCGGGCAACCGCGTTGGCCACGGTGTTCGCTAACGCTTCGCTGGGCACTTCGGCTCGCACCGGTTCTACCGACACGGGCTCCTCGAACAGCGCATTGAGCGTGTCCTCGGTCGCTACCACGGCAACCCTGCCGTTGCGTATTGTGGGCATTCTCGATGATGAGGCCAACAGCGACTATACCGCTGCGGGCATCCCGCTGATCGTGCGTTTGAATGCCCATTTCAACGCTGCCACCCGTCGATTCGATTCGCAGACCACTGCTGACTCGACCGGTCTATAAGGAGGCTGACAAATGGCTATTTCACGCGCACAACTAGCTAAAGAGCTAGAGCCCGGACTCAACGCCCTCTTCGGCCTTGAGTACAACCGGTATGAGAACGAGCACTCTGAAATCTTCGAGGAGGAGTCTTCGGACCGCGCCTTTGAAGAAGAAGTGATGCTCGGTGGCTTCTCCACGGCACCTGTTAAGGGCGAGGGCACTGCCATCACCTTTGACGACGCCCAGGAGACGTACACGGCTCGCTACCAGCATGAGACGATTGCTCTCGCCTTCTCCATCACCGAAGAGGCCATCGAAGACAATCTTTATGATCGTCTGGCTTCCCGGTACACGAAGGCGCTGGCACGTTCCATGGCGCAGACCAAGCAAATCAAGGCAGCCGCGATTCTGAACAATGCGTTCAGCACCGGCTCCCCGGTTGGCGATGGTGCTGCACTTTGCTCCGCCGCTCACCCCAGCCTCTCGGGCAACCAGCGTAACCTCCTTTCGGTAGCCGCTGACCTGAACGAGACGTCCCTTGAGCAGATGCTCATCGACATCGCTGGTCTGACCGACGAGCGTGGTCTGAAGATTGCTGTTCGCGGCACGAAGCTGATCATCCCGAAAGAGCTGCAATTCGTTGCAGAGCGGGTGATCAACTCCAACCTGCGTTCTGGCACGGCAGACAACGACCTGAACGCCATGAAGTCCATGGGGATGCTTCCCGAAGGTGCGGTGGTTAACCACTTCCTCACCGACACGGACGCTTTCTTCATCAAGACTGATGCGCCCAACGGCTTCAAATACTTCAACCGTTCGCCGATCAAGACGGCAATGGAAGGGGACTTTGACACCGGCAACATGCGCTTTAAGGCGCGTGAACGTTACTCCTTCGGCGTGTCCGACTGGCGTTGCGTGTTTGGCACCCCGGGTGCTGCATAAGCTATCTTCGGGTAGTTTTGAAGGGGGCCTTCGGGCCCCCTTTCTCTTGGAGGCATCATGGAAAAAAAGAAACCCGGGCCGAAGCCCAAGCTAATTAAGATGGTGCGTCCTGACGGCAAGACCGCAGACGTACACCCCTCTGAAGTCGAGAACTACAAGCTGGGCGACTATAAGGTTCTGGAGGCGCGCTAATGGCTATCGTGGTCGAAGATGGAACCGTAGTCCTTACGGCTAACTCCTATATCACCGTCGCAGAATTCAAAAGCTGGGCCGATGATCGCGGAATCACCTACGGGACCGACGATGCCATCTCCCAGCAGCTTTACCGCGCGCACGACTATTTCGAGTCGCTGTCCTTTAAGGGCGTGAAGCATACCGAAGACCAGCCGATGCAATGGCCCCGCGATGACGTATACATTGACGGGTACGCTGTAGATTCGGATGAAATCCCGAAGGAAGTTAAGACCGCCATCTTTGAGCTAATCAAGATCGAGGCGGACGGGGATTCTCGGCTAGCCCCTTCAGAGCGTGAGGTAACGTCCGAGCAGGTGGACTCTATCAAGATTACCTACAAGGACAACGCGGGGATGAAGCGCACCACG